GTTGCATCGGTATCGCGCATTTTGCGATAGTCTTTAATTTTTAGCTTATCAGGTCGCTCAACTTCATTGTCGAACCCTGAAAATACAATATCACCGGACACGCCAGCTTCACCAGCCATTTCCGATGGAAGCTTGGTTGCTTCTTTGGTCTTAAATAAATTCAATAGTTTCATGGTGGCTTTCTCAAATTAAAAAAACACGGCTCTTGCGCCGTGTCTATTGATTTTATTATAACACTACTTCAGCCATTCGCCAAACAAATCCTTATATAATTGCCTGATATTTTGGCAAGTTCGGTAGGCATTCAGGTTTTCATTCGCACCTAGCCACGATTTCACTTCGTTTCGGGCATCCTCGATAGACATCGCACCTTCGTCCACTAATTTGCGAAACTTTTTCATTTTTCGGCGTTGTCTGGTGATATTATCACGAGCCGGACGCTTGATGATCTTGCCGGTTTCGGTCAAATTATACTTAATTTTTAGGAATGCGAAGCCGTGCCGCAGTTTGAATATTTGCGTCTTTTTCTCATTAATAAATAAGCCAATTTCGGCGGACTGCTCCCGCACGCCGTCCAGCACGCTGCGCAAGAATTCTTTGTCGTGATGGATGATGTAGATGTCGTCCATATAACGACCATAGAACTTGCAACCCCTGACCACTTTACAATAGGTGTCGATTTTCGTAGGGAAAAACACGCCCGCAGCCTGCGACACTTGCGAGCCAATACCCATAGATTTCGCCATATAACGCTTGCCGGTCTTGAGTTCGGCTGGTATTTTGGCGTATTCCATCGAATTAAACACTTGGTCGGTCAAATCCTTATCCGAATACGAAATGTCGATTTTGAATGACTGCACCATATTTTCGAGGACTGGCATAACACTGTCGTCGTCGAGCTTATTTTTGAACGCAGCCAAAAGCTTATCATGGCGAATATTGTCGAAAAACTTGCGAAAATCAATATGCAAAAAATAGCCATCGCTTCCGTATTTCCGATAATACTTATGCAAATGCGCTTCTAGCCTGCGTCGGCAGAACTCCACGCCCTTGTCCTTTTGCGATGCGCCATTATCATAGATTAAATACTTGCCTAGTTGTGGCATTAACACCTCGTCGCATAGTGCACGCTGCACGACCCTGTCCGCAATTCCTAACGCCTTAATATGCCTATTATGCCCACGCTCATTCAGCTCAAACTCCAAAAATTCGCCCTGACGATAGTGATTATTTTGCAAATCAAGCTGGGTCTGCCGAATATTTTTCAAAAGGTTGATTTCGTACTTCTGGACCGAGCTTTTCCAAATACTACCATTGGACGCTTTGCGAAAAGCGTCTAGTAAATTGTTTGGATCAGAAATCGCATCTAAATTACTCATTTTGCTTATATCTCGCTTACAGCGGTGACAGACTTATCTGACCGCGTCAAGATATTTATTTACCTTGCGGAGGGATATTTTCCCCTTTCCTGTAATTCCGTGTCGGCATTAAACCTACACTTAGCACGGATACACGAAATCGGGCGGACGGCATTACTGTTATGAGCCGCGTTGTTGTTGGCATTACCGTTGTTGTTGACATTGCAGAAGTTAGACCCGCTGCTAATAGACGACAGCCAAGCGTTGTTGCGCGAATTGGAAAACACCCCATCGATAATCATTTCTTCTTGAGCAATCGAGCTTTCAGCTTATTATCCGACTTTCGCCACCCCTTGAGCAAGGCAATTTGGCGTTGGATTATATCCACATACCTCATGTACTTGTCGACATCGACCGGCAATATCGATAGAGCGTACGCCATTTCTTGAAATAGGATTTCACAGTTGCCGATGGCGCGGTCTTGATAAAGCCTTCGCTCCTCCCATTCCGCCATACAAACAGGATAGATTGAATTGGCGGCGGTGATATTTGCCATGAGTTCGCGCAGATTTTTCAAAATGCTAGTTCTGAACTCATTAATCAGCCAATCTGGGTAGGTTTCGATGATTGACACGATTTTGTACTTCTCGCATAGTTTCATAAATGCTTCACCATCATCTTTGTCCATGGAGTAGCGTTTCGGGAATATTTGCGGGTCTTTCTTTCTCGCTTTCACCCCAAAATCGCGAAGTAGCAAATCGGTCATTTCTTTTCGAAGCTTAATTGCATTGTGAAAGAACTCAAGCTCGGACAAACTGCGTTTGTTCTTGATTACCGACATTTATTTTACCTCCTCATTTCTATTTTACCACAAAGACCGCCCGAAATAGGCGGTCCTTAGGACTTTGCGGTGCATCAATACACCGACCCTCATAAAGGGGGTCGGATTTAGGATAACAGGAAATACGGGCGGACGGCAAAACTGTTATGAGCCGCGACGTAGCTGGCACCACCGTTGTTGCTGACAAGGCAGAAGCTAGACCCGCCGCTAATAGACGACAGCCAAGCGCTGCTGCGCGAACCACCCTTGCCTCTATGCGCAACTTTCCGATTAGGTTGTGCGGCAAACAACGGCAGCTGAGAACTATTAAACCAGTCGCCGGTACTATTGGCAGCGCGCACTACTTGCCCATAAACCATACTTTCGTTCATCAGTTCGACGCGTGACCAATGCCATGCTCCAGCATTATTCGCCGTTGTCATATACTCACGATGCCTTAGCACATGCTGCTTGCCAACGGCGTTATAAATCGCCTCACGATATGCCTCAAGGTTTCCAATGGTGAATACGACTTTGAGCGTGTCGCCCGAAGCTGGAGTGCCGCTATAAGTAATACCGTAATTATTAAGATTAGCACCAACATCCGTGCCATTATATTCCCATTTGCCTGAGCTATTGCGCACAAATAATACACCATCGTCGCCAGTTGATGCTGCGCCAAGGTTTGACTCATGGAAAGTATCATAGTCGGCAACCAAAGAAGTAAGCCCAGAGCCGACCGTTTGTGCAACGGTGATGCGACCGTGCATTTCAGAGCCATAATAGCCATAGGTTCCAGTATCGGCATCGGTCGTGTCCATGGCAGCCAATTCTTTGAATGCGGTATCTGGCACCATACATAGATGATGAGCGGTGGTTTCAGTATCGCCACAGCCGAGCTGGGTATCAATGCCAGCGACCACAAAATCAAGCTCTTCTTCTGCGTTTGTGCCGACTTGAACCGTAGCCGTAATATAGTCGCCTACAAAGATATTCGAGAAATCACCGGTCGAAATTTGGTTCGAAATCTTGGCGACCACATCGGCGACCGTATCACCGGTTTCACCAAAGACTTCCATAAGGTCTTTGCCTCTAACCATGGTATTATGAGCACCGGCACCATTTCCGCCCATGCCATTTTTCGCAATATAATCGAGATACATCTCCACACGAGTCACAGGTTCCGGCAGAGTTGCATTTTCATCACCTGCAATCGCCGCGAGTTGATTTTCGACGGTCGTCACAGGGTTTGGTAGATCGTTCATACTAATCCTTTCTTAACAATTAAAAAACACAGCCTTGCGCTGTGTCCATAAGTCCATTATAGCACAATTAATCGTAACCCCAACTATCATCATCGTCGTCTTGTGGCGCGGAATAATCGCCAGCCACCGCAAAATCATCATTGCTAATCATACCGACTTCGTAGAACGCTAAAATCGTCGCATCGGCTTCATCCGGCGACCTGTACCCACGCTTTTTATAAGCGTCTTTGCTTTCCACGGCTCGTCGACCTTTTGCGTCCATACCCCACTCACGGCTCGACAATTCCGTCAATAAGTCCTTGTTTTCTTGTAGCTGAATTTGGTCGATATTGTGCGCCAGCTCAAACCACGCTTCGCTAATTAAATTCGGGTACTTGTCGGGATTTCGTGCCTTTGCGCCAAAATTAATTGCGAACACCTTATAGCCACGCTTCATCATTTCATCGGTCACGCCGCCACCAACACCAGTATCGTCAATTTTGATAATGACATCTTTGTCCTGACCAATAAAGTTCTCAAGATGGTCGCAGATTTCGGTAGTTCGCAGCTTCGTAAAAGTAGCACGATCCATTTCTTTGAAACCCTTGCGTTTTACAAAGACGGTTCGGTCACTGCCCATGCGAGCCACATCCACGCCAACCTCCACACCGCCTTCCGGCACCACTTCCCGCGTCATAGCTTCCATGACTTGCTTTGCGGTGATAATATTGCGGTCTGTCTGGTTTAGAGCTTGCCCCAAATAGTCGTGAGCATAAACTTCCGGCTCGTAAAGCTTCGTATACTCGATTTCGCGTTTAATTTCTGGTGACAGCCACCCATATTTCTCAGCAATTCGATAATCGGTCTTTAGGTGCCACACATCCTCTCTCGGTGGGTCCGTGATAAACTTCTTGATGACCGGATCCAAATCGGTGATACGGTTGAGCGTGAAAATAATTTTCGAGCCAGCCTTGCGGATTGTAGGTATCAAAATACGCAGCGATTTTTCGGAAATAAGCTGCGCTTCATCCACCCAGACATACTCGATACCTTCAAGACCCTTAATCGTCGCCTCGGTATTCTTTTCCAACCCCTTAAAAATAATTTTGGAATTCGTCACGGTATTCGTGATTTCTTTTTCTGTCCACCGGTAATCAGTAAAGCCATACTGCGTAGCCAAGTCGACCAGCAATTGATAGCTGGAGTCCGAAATGTTGGCTTGGAATTGACGCAGGCACGCAATACGCGCTTCCTTTGCACGTCCCCACAATAGCAGAATTCGCGCCACTGTATGAGATTTCAGGGAATAACGCCCGCCTTCAATGACGGCATACCGCCACCAATTCTCAGATAGCGGCTTAAACTCACTTGGTAGCTGAACTTTTACTCTTTCTGGCTGATTTGTCATCTTTGCCCTCCAGAAATTCGACCAACGCCACCGGTGCAATGGTTTGACCATTAGAAGTCAAGTCGACACGGCTTTTCTTGCCGAAAATGCGATCTAATACTTCGAGAATAGCCGACAGTCCTTCTTTTTTCACCGCCAAAATCACACGCTGGTAGATCCAGCCATATTCCGGCTGGTCCTCTTCCGCCTTTTTCAGCCGTTCCTGCGCATCTGCGTCAGACTTACAGCAAATCGCTTCCAGCATTACCTCATAAATCCGTGCCTCAACATCTGGCGAAACTTCTCGCCCTAATTCTTTCAAAACGGTTGCGAGCTTCTTTTTTCGACCATTTTTCTTTGGCTGGTTCTCGCTCGAAAAACGAACACCGTCTGGCATCTTCCGCGTTTTTGCCTCGTTTTTAGGCTTCTTCTGTTCGGATTTCTTAGTGGTCTTTTTTTCGCTCATTTTTCATCCTCTTCTTATACCATCTTATCATATCCCGCTTATGCGGTCCGCTTTTAAGCTTCTCGATAGATGTCGGTAGTTTTAATTTCATATTGCTGGCGTTCCTTCCTGCCAGCCATCTTCGTCACCGTGCGTAAACTTGTACCAGCGTTTTCGAATTACATCGCAATATTTCGGGTCCAATTCACACCCGAAGCACCTGCGACCGGTCTGTTCGCAAGCAATTAAGGTAGAGCCTGAACCTAGGAATGGGTCGAACACAATATCGCCCACTTCGGACATTGCTAGCACACCTTTTGCGCATAATCCCACCGGTTTCATGGTTGGATGCTCCTTGCTGGCGTTTGGCTTAGCAAAGAACCAAGTATTCGATAGCTTCCGATTATTTTGGAATTTGCCATTACCACGAGCATAGAGTGCAACCTGACCTTCACCATCATCTGTCGGATTATCCTTGTCATACGAACCTTCCGCCACGCCATAGATCGCCGGCTCGGTCGCATATTGAAAATCAGCATGCCCAAGAGTAAAGCGGTCCTTCACCCACACGATGAGCTGGCGGAATTTTAGCCCGTTGGCGTTGAATGCATCCCACAAAGTGAAAAGCTCTCGGTTACTCATCCAACTAATTACGCCCCCCCCCGCGGCTGTATTTTCAGCAACGACATTGAACGCTCGACTCAGGAAATCGAGAAAATCCTCCCGCGCCATTTTGTCGTTCTTGATTGATTTACCATCCGCAGATTTATACGCTACATTATACGGTGGATCCGTGAATGTACAGGTCGCCTGCTTGTCGCCAAACAGTTTCCGTACTTTTTCATCATCATCAAATGAGCCACAAAATACCAGATGGTCGCCCAAGCGGTAAATATCCCCGACCACCGAATAGGTATTCTCCTCATCAATCGGGTCAGGCTCGTCCTCGATGATTTCTTTGTGCGGTTTGAATTCATCCACACCCCATTCGCTCAAGTCCTCCGCATCCCAATCACTCTCTAGCAAATCAAAATCCCATTCACCCAGTTCGACATTATCACGAATGGTGATTTCTCGCTCACGCTCCTCGCTCAGCCCATGCAAGACTACCACCGGCACCTCAGACAGCCCCGCCGTCTTTGCAGCGCGAAGTCTTTGGTTGCCGGCAATGATTACCAGCTTGCCAGTTCGGTCAGAGCAGATAATAGGTCGCGCTTCGAAATAGTCAGGATTGGCTTTGATAGATTTCACAAGCTTTTCCATATTTTCTTTGCTGATTTTGCGCGGATTTCGCTCTAGATGGCTAAGTTCGTCCAGCGGTTTGTATTCGACAATATGCTCCACCTTTTTCATTTCACCTCCTTAATATAATCGATTACTTGCATGATCCACGCACGCTCATGCGGTTGCAGATTTGCAGACGAATGGATGGTTTGCAATTTGCTCATCATCTCATTCTTGCGCTTTTCTTCATCAGTCATTTTTGAACCTCCCATCTTTTCCAAAACCCTTTGCGGGTTTTATATCGAGCAATCACTCGCCCCATAATTTCGTAATCGTGTGACGGCAGGGCATAAACTACCACGCCCGCACCAGCATTGCGATCGCCAAAACTTGCCAAGGCAACTTCGCCGGTATTTTTATCTCTAATTTTTTCCATCTTCACCGCCCTTCGCAATTGTTACGCCCATACGTTTCAGGTGTTCCGGTCTAAAATCTTTTGGTTGTTCATGGATATAACCGATGACCTTACATAAGTCACGATGCTCAAATAGAGAACTACTCCCACCGAAAATTCCGATCCATTTTATACGCCATTCACCGCTAGGGGCTTGTATTATTTCTCCTATAACGTCGCCATTATGCTCGGTTACTATGTCCCCCTCATAAATCTCTCTACCATTCTTGTCTTTGACTCCTGTGTATTGCTCAATGTCGAACCTATCGCCCTCGTCATTGTAGATAGTTGCAGGACAACCAGTTACGCAGTCGAATAAGCTCAATAGGTGGCAGTCTTTGCGATATTCTTTGTCCTCTTCACTCCACACTCTAAATTTTATCTCTCTACCCATTTCTCTATTCTCACTTCGCCAAAATCAAAATAAAGATTGCGAGTGCGAGCGCGAACATAAGCCATCCCAACTTTCTCGTCGCATCGTCAATGTAATTCATAAGCTCATACGCCACATTTTGAACTTCGTCGATACAATCCTCATTTCCATCGTCTAGCACCTCGATTTTCGGCTTCTTGTCGTGGTTTCCGGCATATTTGAACACATACTCATCATAGCTTTCAGTTTTGCGAATACGGCACGCAGTAGACACGCCGATGCCGAATTTCTTGGCAGTTGGTACATCGTCCTTACAAGTTTTGTCGGCGGCTTTCACCTTCCGCCATAATTGTTCCGTGATTTTGCTAACTCTTTTCATTTTCTCACCTTTCTTTCTTGATTTTGCCCAGTCCCCACCCATCCTCCCCACGCTAGGTGGAAAAACAAGTTCTGCGAGCCGAATAGAGTGTCATTAGCGGGAGTTTGAAATCGGGTGGGTACAAACTCCCTTGGCTTATGCAAAGGTGCCTAGTCGCCTACACACTGCGAGTGTGGCTTCTACTGTTCCAGAGCCGGCGGATATGCTCATAACAGCGCAAAGCATATCCTGCACTACATTTTACACAATCTGGACGGCTTCCGACCCGCAAGCTTGTACTAGCGTGCTCTTCATGGGCAGGGGCGGGGCAAAACCAAATTATTAAATTGCATTTTAAGTTGATAATGGTGTCTATTTTGTCACTACCCCTCCTTTTCGTGCAACATAAATTCCGGCTCGGCAATTGCATCGTCGTCAGTCTTGATGCCGCGCAGCTTTTGATAAGCATTAAAAATCGACTCCATCGCGCCAATGGCTTTATTGAAGTCGGCTTTGGTTTCTAGATCCTTGACGAAGTCCGCAAGGACACTAAATTTCGCTTCCGCAGGTTCTTCCTCAAAGAACTTCGGACCTTGTTTTTTCTTTCTGAAAATCCCCATTTTTTACCTCCTTTGATTGATCTATTGCCTTTTCGGCTTCTTCTTTTGTGGCGTATACGCCTAGCACCTTCCATACCCCAGGCGATTGCAGCCTTTCGGCATACCATCGCCCAGAATAATCAATTGTTCGATATTCGTCCTCTTTCACGCCTCCTCTCCCACTTCTGATGTCGCTTCCATTGCGCAGAACTCACGCGCTGCTTCATTCAGCGCACGAGCCTCGCCGACGGTCAAATCTTTGAACCATAAATTAGTATTGCCCACGCCTTGCCTCCTCTCGTTCTTGATACTCCTCACGAGCGTCGCGGTTCCATTCCTCGACCAGCTCCATCGCCTTCGGCTCAAGCTCTTCCGCAGCCATCGTCAAATGCTTCATAATGATGTCGCCTTCTTCCTCGGTTGGTTCCGCATGCCCCAAAGGCATATCTTCGTACATCCACTCAGCGAAGCACTCGCAACGCCGATAATTGCCCTCTAGATTGTTTCTTATAATGAATTCGGCAAAGGTTTCCGTCAGATTGCTAAGATTACTCATTCTAGTCCCTTTCCTTGATCCAGCTTGTCGCTGTAACCGTTATTGATTAAATACTCCCGCAGTTCAGCCGCATTCGTCAGCACCCAATTGATTGCATCTTCGAGCGTCTTGCGCGTGAGATGCACTATGCCGACCGTCACACGCCCATCCATACCTTTTTTCAAGTGCTGATTAAGGCAGTAATACTCAAAGCGTTTCAAATTCGGGTAAAGGATTTGATAGCAACCATGCTGGTGCGAGTTCAGGTAGTTCGATGCAGGCGATACACCAGTTTTGTAGTCGATAGCAGTATCGCCATCGAGAACATCCAGCACGCCAGACAAATAGCACCATTCGGTAACTTTGCGCACGCGCTTGGTCGATAGTTCGAATGATGGTGAATTGAGCTTTCTACCACCAAATACAGCCGGCAACCTTTTTGTCCTTCGAGCCATCCTTTCAAACTGCTCGTGCTTCTTTTTGCCATACTCCATCGCTGGTGTCGACTCGGTTTCTACTCCTAGGTAGGGCGCAATGGCTCGCTCTGCGTCGCCACGCGCCCACGAGTTCAGGATTGAATACGACACACGAATTGGTCCATATCCGTCCTTAATCATGATTTACCTCACTAATTCGAATTGACTTCTTGCGATGGATTTCGACAATGCCTTTCGGCAAATTGCCACGCCTCGCCACGAATTCGTCGACAGCCTTTGAATTAAGTTGCCAAGACACCTTCTTGGTCCAAAACTTTTCACACCTACGGCGAACCGTACCCAAGTCCTTATACTTTGCGCCCGAAGCCGAATAGTTGATTTTGATGAGATCGCCTTTCAGTCCGGTAAAGTTTGGATTGTACTCCAAAGCTTGCCTTTCGATTGAGCTGGCAAGATAATCGAGCGCGCCATCGAGTTCGCGTTTCATTTCCAAAAGCTTCGCAATGGCTTCCTCGGCTCCCTGATTAAACAAAATCGTTTCGCCGTCTTTTTCGAGCTTTAGAATATCAGCGGTATTGATTTTAACCACCACATCACCACTACGCGCCATCTTGTACCTCGCCTTCCATTATTTCGTCAGCAATGCTGGTAGCTTCTTTTTGGATTTCAGCTTTCGCCTCATCATTTAATCTTGGCTTAATTACTGGTCTACGCTCTTCCACCCCATCAATACCGAGTACTAGCTTGTTTGCTTCTGCAAGACTATCGATTTGGGCAGCGAACGCCAAGCGATTATCTTTAGTACTAGACGGTAACATTTTCGCAGCACGCTTCAATACCGTTTTTAGTGCCTGCTGGTCCCACCATTTCGCCCAAGCTGGCGTATCTTTGCCAAAGTTCCTTTCTTTGGTATCTTCACGGATTTTTTCGATTTCTTTTCGTGTCATCACAAAGAATGGTTTTTCACCATTAGCGAGTACAACCGTAATGTATGCATGAGTTGCTTTCGTAAAATCGGTGCGATCAACATCGAAATTTGGTTTGTGAGTCAATTTGCGATCAGTTCCAAACTCGACATCAAAAGTATCTCCCTCGAATACGATCTCTCCATTGATAGATTTTACTTCGCCGGTTCGATATGCAAGCTCCTTCAATCCTTTGTAGCTGATTTGAAACCTCGCCATTCGCCCAAGCTTTTTATCGTTGTACGGTAAAATGTAAGCAAAATCTTGCGGGGTATTTGGCATTAAATCCAATTGAATACACGCCATCATGGCAGTCACGAATGAGTCGGGGTTCTTCTCGATGGCTTCTTTCAATAATGGGTCTTGTTTAGCTAAAAGCGACACCCTAGCTGCAAATTCCTGTGATCGTTTATCCTCGAAAAGATTTTTCGCATATTGTGCGACCAACCCAGCCGTTTGCTTGACTGCATTTTGCCCCAAAGTTTGTTGTGGCATCTTGGCGACTTGACTGTTCTGCTCTACCATTTTGCCTCCTCTTTCTTAAACACGCCATTCCATGCGAGAACTGCAATCACAATCCCCATTGCTACGAATGGCACCCACCAATAGCGCAAGTCCTCGACCTCGCTAAAGGCGATAAGCCCAGCCGGAATGCCGATTGCTAGACTTGCGGTTTTCCTAATTTTTCTAAGCATTTGTGCTCCTTTCTTTGGTTTGATATTTGGTGACCCTTTGGTGACTTTCGTTTTCCTACGCAGCTATATCGAGCCTGCCGAGTTTCCGTCACCAGTTTTTAAGAGCCTGCATGAAGATGCAATTTTGTGAACTCGAATTCCATCCTCATCGAGCATTAAAAAAAGGTCGATTTTTTTGACCTTAAGGGGTACAACTTTTTCTTACTTTGTGATAAAGTAAGAAAAACTTATATTCTCAAGGTCATTTTCACCCGATTTTATAAGTTCCTTTGGATTTTCCATTATCCAAACCTACTTTCATTTTACCACAAACGAAATAAAAAATCAACACTAATTGCACATAATAGTGTTGATTTTTCGTGCGATATTAATGGATCGCTACATTGTACCGGTACTTGATAAACATTTCCTCAAGGTGACCTTCTAACGAATGCACATATCGCATGGTGGTCTGAATATTTGCGTGACCCAGCATTTCTTTTGCGACTTCGAGCGGCGCACCGTTCCGGCAAATTTCGGTCGCGAATGAATGACGCAGCGCATGCGGATGAAAATCGGTGTAGCCGTTCCGATAAAAAGCGCCTCGCATAATTGCGCTCAATGACTCTTTGGTGCGAGCTTTTGCCGGCGCACCTTTGTAATATTTGACCCACAGATAATCCGTGATGCCTTGGTCCTCAATCCACTCGTCCAGCCGTTTCCGTGCTTCGTGGCTCATATAAGTTTCACGGATTTTGCGACCCTTCCCGATAAAAGCAATTTTACAGCCGTCGATATTTTCGAGCCGGAGTGCTGCCAGCTCGTGGATCCTAAAGCCGCAGTCGAAGCATAGTCGGATCAGCAACCACTCCAATTCGTCGCAATCATCCAGCACTTCGTCGATTTGCTCCCTAGTATAGAACACCTTTCGGCGCGGGGTTTCTTTTACCCTGACTATTTGCTCAAGGTTGATATGGCGAAGTCGCTCACCGCGTTTCTTAAAGAAACGAAGCATGGTTTTAATTTCGACAATATACTCGTTGGTCGTGCTTCCGGTCCAATTGCCATTCCTTACAAAGTCCTCAATCATTTGATTAGACAATTGTTGCAGGCTTTGAGCTGGCACTTCATTAAGGAAATACCTGAAAAAGCATTTTCTGCGTTCCATGGTAACCGGGCTGAGCTTGCGCACATTCTTGCACCAATCAAGGTAAGTTTCGATTTGCTTTTCAATTTTCTTCATAATGCTCCTTTGCACAAGGGCGCACCGGCTTCGGCTCCCCTCCAAGCAAGAAGCCGAGTGCGCCCGTATTAAAAAATTATTAAAAAGATTTTTGCGAGAGCCTACTATTACTATTATGGTTATATGGTTTATAGCCGTTTCACTTTTGAAACAGCAAACAGGGGTTGCTTGATGTTTCACTTTTGAAACAGCAAATGCTTATTTTCCACAGTTTTCCGGCACTTTCCCACATAGTTTCCACATAGTTTTGCACATACTTTTCCACAAGTAGCTCTTGACAAACAAAAAACAGAGATACCTCCTCAATACCTCCGTTTAATGTTGTTGTGATTATTACAACACTTACAGCACCTTAAATCCTACCCAAGTTCGACCACCCCTCGCAACATCTAGGGAAATAAGCCCTAATTCTGCGAGCTTCTTGTTCATTCTCCAAACCTTCACGCGGTTGATCCCGAAGTCTTTTTCAAAGACCGCAGACGAAACCCGCGTAAAGCCATTCTTGTCGCGCCTAAATCGTTTTGCATAGTCTTTTAAGGCGGAATACCATGCCAATAGTGCCAAGTCCCCATTTGTCTTTTTGACATCCGGCATATACAGCTTAAAGTAGTATACTTTTTCTCGCAAAACTTACCTCCATCTGAGGATAGTTTTAAGTCGTCCACCAAAACCGATGGACGACCTCCGAGTTCACTTATTTACATTATACCAAATTTGACCCGAAAAATCAACGACGAAAAATGAATGTCGACTAAGATTGATTTTACGACATCAACTGTATACTCGAAAATCAGCGACACTACAACATACTCTGGCGAAATGACCATGGCGACGATAGAAATACCGTCAACGGGAAAATATTATATCGAAGCCATCGTTGGGGGAATTGCGATCGATGATAGCGCATCTCAATGGCGAATTAAAAAAGACAGCACGACTTTTGTCACTAATTTGTTCAATCATGTCGCTAGGGGCGGAATATTCCGTTATAGTGGTTCAATTGCCACCATAGCGGATTGTACTGCCGGCGACGAGATAATACTCACCGCGGAAGTATTTGGCACCGGTACGGCAACTGCTCGCGATGGTCAATATTTCGTAGCGACTAGAATTAGCTAGTTTTTGTGTACCAAATTGTAGTATAAACCGTTTTAGGCCCTTGGTATTGCGAACCAAATTCAAACTTTAATTTGTTCTCAGCTTTATTGTATTGGACAGCCATCATAGTATATGCAGCATCACCTCCGCCGCCCGTTCTAAAGCCAATAATATGTTGTCTATTTGCAGATGGTACGACCGTATTTCTCCAATCAATAATCAGATCTAGATCTGGTACTTCAGTAGATAACTCATTAGTACTGCCAGAAAAAGTATTTTGAAATGTTTTTCTGTATATCTTTTTGCCATCTATCCATGTACCGCACATTATCTCAGTTGTAGTGCTATATGTCGTAAAATCAATCTTGTCCGCTGTAATAGCACCTGCGGCAATACCGGTGCCATCGTGGAATGCTGCATCATTTGCAGCCATTTGGTTCATTTTGGTCGCGGTGAGAGTTTCACCGGCTGAAAAGCTTACGTTTTGATATGCCATAATTAATCCTTACTAATTAAAAAATGCGGCTATTCACGCCGCTATATTTTCATTATACCATACCTACGGCAAGTCGAAAGCATTGAGCGCAACTTTCACCGATACTGCGGAATGCGTGGCGGTGCCAGCACTATGCTTCCATAAATAGATCGTGATTTGAATTGTCGTGGCGGTTTTTCTTTCGCACCAAATTTCAAGATCCCAATCATTGTCCATAATCATAAGAACATCGAGCGGGTAGGTGGTACCATCGAGTTCGATCGTGATATTTGTCAGCTGACCAGAGCCGACCGATATTTCTTTGGTAATATGCGTATACTCGTCCTGAGCCAGCGTGACAGCCGCCAGCGTGACCGTTTCCGTGACCTGCCTGAGCCTTCCCATCGTTGGAAATACCGAGCCAGCGTTATATTGCCCAACCTTACCCATTAGACCCCCTATACAACCGATAATGAATGCGATACGGCGGTTCAGCCCCCTGAATATTGCTGTAATACAAATATTGGAGTTCGGTGTCGGTCACAATCGGTACCTGCGCGATACTAGCCCATGCCGTATTCATTATTGACCCATTTCTCATGCTTACAATGGTGCCAGCGGTGAGTTCCTGCCAAAGCATAACTCGTGGCTTATAGCCTAGGTCATGCTTGACGATAGTTTGCGGCGAACTTGATGACGATGGTTGAAATGCACCGGCATACAATAGCTGGTCGTAGGTTTTGCGAGAGTCGATGAAATACTTTGACAACGGAACAGGCGACTGAATAATCGAATACACGCCAGACGGCGCAAAGGCAAACAGCTTAATCAGGAATGTCGTGGTGGTGCTTTGCTCCACCCGAATTCCAATCGTAATATTTGTCGCATCGGCAATAATCGTGCTGCCGAATGCGTTACCATTGGTGACTTCAAGCGAGTTCCAGGTCACACCATCATCAATCGAATAAATACCAAAAGGCAACGGCACGAATGGTAGCCCATGCGGCACCACAATGTCGACATACCCAGGTCCAGTATATGAACCGGTATGGATTAAAACCACCATATCGGTCGGCGTTCTTGAGTCTACTAAATACTTTAGCACCCGCGGCATTATTCAAGCTCCTCGCCATCGGCTGTAATGCCAAAGAATGAGTCACGCGAGCCGTCCGGCTGCGTTCCTAGCCTTGAACGCTTTGTCCCATCTGCATCCTGAATAGTCAGTCCATTCTTGTCGCCCTGCATAAGCAAAGTGCCATCGTCGGCGTAGAAATTCAGCCCACCGCCGTTCTGCCCGATATTAATCTCGGCATTATTGAATATGTTTTGCCCTCCGCGCGTTTTTCTTATTGTCACTGCCATATTTGTCCTCCTAAATTGCTAATACATCCGGTCCATTAAGCTTTGACGAGTCGAGATGGAAATAAGTAATATTCGGTCGCTCCTCAAGGTAGATTTTCTGCTTGAAACTCCCCTCAGAGTCGCCACTTAGATCCATGCCAAACAGCAAGGTATTTTTCGTGCCAAATCTGCCAACCATCACCTTGATTTGGTCACCAATTTCAAGCTGTGGTGCGAAAAATATGGATGTTTCGATTTTGTTTTGCGGTTGAGCGTATAATTCGACCACCCGCGTCGCGATCGTCGTGGCAAAGTCCTCATTCTGAATGAAATTCGACTCCATATTGTAGACTTCACCTTCGCTTTCGTCTGGATTGACACCATAATCCTCAATCGAGTCGGCATCATAAGCTTCAATGCCCACAAATTCCTTCTTTTGCGCACTTGTACCCACGAGAGCCACGCTCGTCACATAAATATCCAGCCCGCTAGGATTATCAAAGGTAATTTTCACGGAGTCACCGAAATTCAAGCACTCGACAACCTCGACAATTCCGCTGGTATCTGGTCCACTGCCGTCCATGTCGGTGTTCGTGGTAAAGTTTGAGCCGACATTGGAATTTTCGACTGGTTCATCGAAGTCGATAGCATAGATTTTATTACCGTCGGCATCCACAAGGTCCAGCCACAGCGTCATAGTACCATCGGACGGCACCAGATAATCTTCGGTCGGGTCGCTCGTGGCAAAGAATTTGCTGGTCGGCACGATACGATATGGGGTCGCCTTGACTTTCACATCATTTAGCACGCTAGTACTACCCCAGCCAAGCTCGGTTGCATTATCAAAGTCGATCTGCCACACTTCGCTACCATTTCGCACTTCATAATGGTTCGCATTCCAGCCATGGATGATGCCGTCGCCATCCGCAAACAATAAATACTGCTCGGCGGCGCATAATTCATCAAGCAGGTTCGCCACATTCCGCCCCTTCGGCGAAACATAGTCGATTTTTAATTGCACACCGGCTTCCAATACGAATTGGTCGCTGGTAAAGCCAGCTTCGAGCAGCAAAGCCTCGATTATTACATCGAGTGGTTGGCTGACGATAGCAGTAAGGTCGGATGTCACCGTTGACAGATACGACATGGCATCATAAGCGGTCACCTTAAAAGTCGAATTCGTGATTGAGATTTCTGGGCGCGAAGTGTAGCCAGTAAAAACATTAATGCTTTCGCCATCGATGCCGACCTGAATTTTTACCGGTCTATTCGGCAGATTACAATTCGTGAGCAAAACCGGCTTGATGGTCAGGGTTTCCAAAGCTTCATGCGCATTCGCCGTATTGCTGGCATAATAAATATACATGAAATGGTCATTCGCACCCGTCGTGATTAGAACTTCATCGTAATCATCCCGCCTCACCACATTATTCAGCGTGCCACCCTCCGGCAAAGCGGTCGAGTTTGTGCCCACACGCAGCACATTATTACTCGCCTGCACGCTTTTCGTAATTCGGTAAAGAGTATTCGGCTCGCAGTCGATAAGCAGCGTGTACGGCTTCTGCGTTCCACTTGCCACACTCAGAGTATTGGAATTCGCAGCAATCGAATAGGCATTGTAGGCATCTAATTCGTAGCCGTCAATCAAGATATTCTTCGTATTCGGGTCGGTGCTGTTCTGGTAATATCGCCCGCTTGCATTATTTAGCTCAACGGTTGCCGTACTTGAAATCACACCCCACGGATGATTTGACACCTTGCGCGACACTTGCCAGCTTTTCAGATTTTTCTTTTCGCTGGTGTACTCGTAACGATCCATAAAGGCAATCGTTTGCTGGTTGCCGTTCCAAAGAATATCCGGACCGTCCAAAGCGGAAGTGTCCAATGCGAAAAACGCCCTGCTGTCGTCAATTTTCTTGTCCCACGCGAAAAGCACATCCGCATCGATTTGCTTTACTGACGATTTGACCTTATTGAGAAAATTAGTTGACACATTTTTCATGCAGAATACGCCTCGCCTTCCTCGATTGTTACAGTTAGCTTCGTGAATTGGCTGCCACCGCGCTGATATTCGCCCGCATTGACCGAAATAATGCCCGAAAACGCCACTGCGCCGCCATAGATGCCCGAATTATCATTCGCATACGAAACTGCGCTCACAGCGTCCTCTAACGCCTTAAAAAGCCTAACCGTTTCCGGCTTGGCGAAGTTCCAGCTCATAACAACCTTCTTTCGACCAGCAAATCCGGTGCGCTGCTTATTTCCGTTGATGGATGTTTGCGTCGTACCGATACTCGCCCACATTTCATTCAGACCAGACGGTTGTTCGTCAAGCTGCGTTCCATTGATTGAAATTATGCTCATCTTAATACTCCTGCATTAGCAATTAAAGGTTCCACGCCCTGACTTTTGAATGCCCGTCGAATTGCCTTCACGGTCGCAACAGCCACCGCATCGCCAATTTCGGTAGGACTCCCAGACACACCACTGATATTCACCACCACAGCGCCTTCATCAATCGCCACATTCGCACCGCCTTCGCCCAGCCTGCCACTTTGAATGGCATCCCAGAGCATGCTTTGCTGTTCGCGGTTGATTACCATCTCGCCAGAGTTCACTCGTGCCAGCACATGGTCGCCAGAATATGAGTCGCCTGGAATAATACCACCCTGTTCGAGCCTTGGCAGTTGAATACGGTTAATATAGCCGAGATTGACACCAATCCAGCCGAATGCGCTATTAATCAGCCCAATAAAGCCGTTCAAAAGGTCGATTGGCGCGTTGATAAAGTTCTCGATAAAGGTCAAGATGCCATTGATTGCGCCTTTGAATATTCCGCCGATGAATTCGCCGAATTTCGCCACGAAATCGCCAAATGAGTTCTTAAGTAGCTCCCAAAGACCAGAGAATAGTTTGCCAAATGCCCCAAAGATGGCTCCTAGTATTCTCGGTATGGCTTCCACAAGACCCATAAATAGAGTGACCGCCGCTTCGATAATTAACATGATGGTTTCAGGGTCGGTCAAGAAGTCGACAATCGCCGTGATAAGCATGGTCAGAATGTCCGGCAAAGCTTTCACGAGTGCCTTGAGAATTTGCATCGCAGCATTCAAGAATGCCGGCAAAAGCGTCTGGATCATGCCTGGCAATTTTTCGATAATGATAGGCGCAAGCTTCTCGATAAGCTGAGCAACGCCAAGAAGCGTCTGCTCAATTCTAGGGAGTAGGTTTTGTGCAGCGGTTGATGCGCTTTCTACGAATTGACCGATAAGTTGGTCCATATTGGCGTTCTCATCCGCCATACCCACAAGCAAGTTTTCCCACGAAGCTTTGAGCGAAGCAATCGAACCCTGAATAGTCGTTGAAGCTTCCAAAGCAGTTGTACCCATTTTCTCATACGCTTCTTCCTGAGTTAGCACACCATCTGCCACTAATTG